AAATATTCTCTCTGTAGTATAAGCTTCACTAAGTTGAATACTCTCAATTAAATCAGGGATAATTTGATAGAAAATATTTTCAATAAAAAATGTTTTATCAATAATACCTTTTAAATTATCATTTTCTGCAAAGAAATGCTCCTTAAAAGTTATTAAGTCTAAAGTGCCAGAAGAGTACATATAGTATAGTTCATCTAAATCTATAGACTGTATTAAAGAAGAATATACTTCTAATAAATAATCTTCATTAAAAGTATCTAAAGTTTGATTCACACTATCAGCATTTTCTACACTATCAGCTTCAGTAAACTCTACAGATTCACTAGCTTCAATAATTAAATTATCTTGTGTTAAAGATTCAGTAAAATTAGTAGACTCATTAACTTCAGTAACTAGACTGTCTTGTTCTAAAGTCTCTATAAATAGCATACTATCACTTGTAGAACCTACCTCACCTTCTACATCTACAACATCAGTAGCTAACAAAGAAAGTTCTACCCATTCCCTTTCTCCTTCAATTTCATAAGTCTCTGTTGAAGTAGTTGCTGATTCTGAAGTCAAGTTTTCTAAATCCGTAGAGGCTGCTTCGGTTAAGTCAATAGACGTTTCGGTGTGGTATTCACCAAGAATTATAGTAGTAAGAGCTTCATCACTATATGCGACACAATTCTCATCAAAGTAAACCTTATCACCTGATATAGGTTCATAGTTTACATAAAGCTCTAAATAAATACCACTACCATTTAACTCTATCTCAAAATAACCAGCTCCTGCAGCAATAGAGTCAACTCCTGAAACTTGAAGGTATATCTGTTTTGAAGTACCTAAAGTTACACCAGGAGTGTATACCCCAGTATTATGCACATACTCACCAAGCAAGTCACCATCTACTGAGTAAATGCCAACTTGAAAGTTTGCACCTGCAATTCCTACTGCAAGGAAATCTGATACCGAAGTAGCCTCTAAAGGATTCATACTTTTACCCTATAGTTATTTTCCAGTAAAAGTGATACTTACGGTCTGCAGCTACACTTTCATCGATAGCATACTCAGCAAACTTAGTCTGAAAAACATCGCTATATGCAGCACCATGAGTAAAACTATGCCCAAGAATTAAAAGCCCATACATATTGATTGCACCACTAATATAGCCATAGAATTCAATATAAGCTTCACCTCCCGTACCACCTGCATTCAGCTCAGTATAAAAGGTTGCAGTAGCTACCTGGTCTATAGTATCATAATATACAATACCAGATTTTCCATCAATAGCAGCTGACATTGCATCACCACCTGCACCATAGTCTTGGTCAAAAAATGGGCTTGTAGTTGTGCCAAGTTTTTTATCCACTGCATTAGGTCCAATACAGGCAGCTAAGTATTTCTTAAGCCCATCCTGAATTGTGTTCCTGTCTTCTTTCAGGGTGCCAGGAATATACTTACCCTTTAAGTCTGTCTGCCAAGACTTTACTATACCCACAAGTCCGGCTTTATCAGACTTAGCAACTTCAAGAGCCTTTGAGACTTTGTCTCCGAAAGGAATTCTCTCATTCATAGCTAATCTCCTTTTTTAGGTATATCGGTTTATTTTGTATTATTGCACACGCAATAATACTATCTTTAGTTTCAGTCATTCCTCTATTATAAATATAGGTTTTTAAATCAGAGGTTATATAAAATTCATCTAAAGATTCTAAATAGTTTATTTCATAATCATATTTTTTAACTTCAAATAGGTATTTAAAATCTAAATACTTAAGCTCTGACTGAGTCATTAACCATAAACTACCTATATTATCCATAAACATATGCTTATCTATACTACCTGCAATACAATTTGCACTCAGTGCATTAGTAGGTATAATCTTTACAACAGACAAAGACTGCACAGGGTCAACTATAAAAGTAGTTAAAGCAATACCCTTAGTTCCATAAATAGCAAGATATTGCCCAAGCTGTTTCATATAAACAATAGCTCCTATCTCAGGAATTCTAAAAGAACCAAAAGCTTCTCTATGCAGAAGGTCAAGGAACAGTTGATACCTATCCTCATACTCATAAGTAGTGTTAAAGATTAAGTTTGGAAAGAAATACCAACTTATATCATTACCTCCTACACTACTCCAAAAGACTGTACTTTCATCAAAGTCAGGAATTTGTTTTGTTCCTTTTCTTTTATAGAATTCTCTCCAAACAGAGTTATAAAAATATTCATCTACAAACCCACCAAGAAGTACACGCCCTTCGTAAAAGCTACCTGTCTGTATAGTCTTTGTGTTATCTATATAGTATTTATTCATACCTTTATCATAATAAATAGAAGTACGCCCATTAATAAATAGTCTATAATTTTCTGTATCTATGATAGACCAACGATTCCCAAGTGGAAAAGTACTTACATTTTCTTTAAGGTTTACATCATACATAGTTATAAGTTGTAAACGACCTGTTGATACACTATAGAGTCTATCTTTAGTAGATAGAAAAACTTCATCTCCTATTTGAAGAAACTCAGTATCTTGATTTTGAACGTCAATCCCATAATCAGTATAAAGGTCTTCTACAGTTAAATTTGACCCATCAGGAGCTTTTAAAGATTCATTCTCAGATAGGTCAAATGGTTCTAACCCATTTTCAGTTAATCGCATACCAACACATCTCTCAAGATAAGTTGAGCCACCTGTACTGGTTGGACTAAGTCCACGTTCCAAAACCTTAAGATTTGTGATAAACTCTTTCATTAATAACCTTCTTGCATCTGATTAATATCCTGGGTCCTAATAGCAACATCTTCATCGTCAAACTTATCAACAATAGAGCTAACAGCCATTTCCCAGTCTTTAGCTCCTTCAGTATTCCTAAAATAAACCTCCATAAAATAAGCAGCTTTAAAAACAAGAGCCATTGGTGCAAGGTTAGTCAAAGCATTCTCATCTGCATCATCAATAAGAGACTCAATAAAATAACCTTCCACTTCAAGAGTTGCTTCTTTCTCTAAAGGACAATTAAAATATATAGCCAAAGGTTTTAAATACTGGTTTGTACCTTCAAGTTCATTAACACTAACTTCTGTATAATAAGTAGGAGTACCCCTATCTTCAAAAGTATCAGGCTCAAAAGGATCTACTGGGTAAACAATAGTTGCTGTCTTGTTAAACATTGAAAAGAAACGAGTCTTATTCCTATAGACTAAGTTTCGTCTTTCAGTCGTAGAAAAAATAAGATCTACTCTTCTAAGCTCTGTATGTTCAGGCATCCTAACAGCCTTAACACCTATAGGTAAAAAAAGCTCATAAGTAGATAAATGTTTTAAAATTTTTAAAGTTGAATAGAGAATACGATTTGCTTGTCGTATAAAAAAGTCTGCTCCATTATCAGAGCCATCTGAATTAACAAGGTCAAATCTACCTGTTGCTTTGACAAATTGTTGTCTTATGTCATATAGAGTCATTTGTATTCTCCATGCTTCTGTTCATTTATTGAGCAAAGTGCTAAAAGATTGGGTGGTAGCTATTTAGAACTACCACCCTTTCTTGGCAATACCTATAATGCGTTTTTAGTTCCGAAACCTGAAAGAATTCCGAAAGCACGGGCATTCTGAAGTTTAAGTCCAGTTTCACAGAGAAAAGACTCTTTAATACCATCTTTAGCCCCTTCTCCACCTTTCTTATATCCTTTAGGATCCTCTTTGAAGTATACAGGGTCAATGTAAAATTCATTGAGGTATTTGGTATCCAGGATAAAAGCAGTATTCCGCATAACATCATCATAGATAAACTGAGGATGTTTCTTGAAATACACAGTACCAAAAGGTGTGAAAAACTCAACAATCTTAAGTCCATAAGCCATAGTACGTGCATTAATCTCATAGGACCCACCCGCTTTGGCTAAGGCTTTAAGAGCTAGCAAGACTCCAGGACCGCAAACTGCTATCTTTTCATCAGACCCATAACGGAACATTCTTTCCAGATAATAGTCCAACCAGTCTTCACCACCTGCAGCCCATGTAGAGCCTGCAGTGACAATTTCAGTATCATAAGTAAAGTTACTAATATTGTCTGGTGCATAGTTCTTAAGAAACCAGCGTACACCACCAGTGAAGGTTCTTGGCTTACCATTCTCGTCTGTGTCTTCATAGCGAGTACCAAAGAGATAAGCACGTTCTTTCATCTTTAGCAAGTTATTCAGTGCCATTCTCTTAGCATCCATACGAGGATCACCAGTCCGCAAACGAGTTTTGAGTGCAGTACGTGAAAGGTCAAGAGGTTCTTCAAAAATCTGAGTGTAATTCTCAAATGCAGTTGGTTGATACTGAATAGCTTCAGGAGAAACAGAACCTTCTCCCTGGGCACTACCAGCATTTGCAATGATGTCAACATCAGCCAAGCTATGACTTCCGTCAGTTTCAGCATCATCTTCAAGCAACTTAACTGCAAGATAAGAAGAAGCTCCATTAATTACACGCTGTTGCACGATTGAGTTTTTATCAACATCAGCATCAGAATTATCCCTAAGCAATGCTTGATGCCCTACCCTAAATTGTTTAACTGCATTTTCAGCCATTTTAACATACAGTGTTTGACCGGCTTTACCGACCGTTGCACCATGTGTAGCAAAAACATATGCAGTTGTTAGAGTAGGATTAATATAGACACCAGTTACGTCAGCAGTCAAAGATGGATTAAGTCTTTCGTGCCAGTGGTGTCTTGAGTCAGTAGCTTTCTCTTTCTTAAGTACTGACAACAGATAGGTAAGGATAACATCTCCGTTGGGATCCAGTTCAAGCATCCCCTGTTCCCAAGATTCAGGACGCATAGTTTCGGAGAATTCCCCTGTACCAATCATACCAGGAATAGGAATGTCATAAGGCATATTAATTCTCCTTTCTAAGCGGCTATACCATTAACTACTGTTAGCCATGTAAGTCCTGTAGAGTACAAGAGTACATGGTCTCCATCTGTGTCGAGTGTCAAGTCTGCAAATCCAGCATCTCCATTTTTATCTTCTACTGTTACAACTTCATCATTATCAATAGAAGCATGAATAAAGATAAAAGCACCAGCTGCAATAGATACAGAAGGTAGAGTTACTGTAATGTTAGCTCCAGCAGAAGTGTCAACAAATACTCTACTATCACCTACATCCAATGCAGTATCTTCAGTTACTGGTACAAACCCTGAATCTCGAAGATGGAGTTGCTCTCTGCGTCTTTTTGATTCAAGACTCATTTTAAACTCCTTGGTTTAAAGGTTGTTACAAGTTCATCGATTTCATCTTGTAGAGTTTTAGCCTTCTTAGGTACTCTACGACCACCAGCCCTACTTCCCTTAGGTGCAGGCATTTTCTTCTTACGAGGCTTGCCATCTTTTCGATCTCCTTTTTTAGGCTTTTTAAGACCCAGTGCTTTTCGTGCTAAAGTGCCCGCCTTATCAAGGAGCTGTGCAAGGGAAAGATCCTTATTTTCTTCATCTTTTGAAATAGTCTGTGCTATATTAAGTACATAGTTTGAAACAGGTTCAAGGTCTGGATTCTGATAATAAAACTGCTCTGCTATTTTATTAGCAGAAAGTTTACGCTCAATTTTATAAGCTGCAGCAGACTCAGCAAATTCAATACTTTTCTTAACTGCAGCATTCAAAAGTTTGTTGAATATTTTGTTATATTCTTCTTTTGTTTCTGCACCATTAAGAGCTACAACATCATCATCAGTGAGAACATCAAAATTGATATCCTCATAAGCACCAGTTCCAGATTGCTGAGGAGCTGCAGATGAGAGTTCATTAATTCTTTTAAGAAGCTTTTCTACTGTTTTAGTATCTAACTCATCATCTGTAGACTCTTCTTCATCCTCTTCATCCCTACTACTCTCTTCATCTTCTTCATCTTCTTCGTCCTCTTTTTCTTCTTCCTCCTCCTCATCCTCATCTTCAGAGGTATCAGTATCCTCAGCATCTTCCTCATCGATATCTTCTTCTTCGATGTCTTCAGTCTCGAGGTATACATCTTCCTCTTCAACTGAATTTGTGCTTTTCAATGCATCCGGATCAAAAGGTATCTTAGCCATTTTCGTCCCCTTCTTTTTCTATTTTATCCATCTCATCTTGTACTTCCATCTCTTTTAAAATATCTTCTGGAAGTGATATCATTAATTTTGTTGCTGCTACATGCCCTTGGATAGTCTTAAGCTCATCTAAATCAACTACGTTTTCAAGTTGATGATAAAGCTCAGTTAGGTATCCAAGAAGAACTGACTTCATATCTCTCCACACTACTGTATCAAGGAAGTCTTTAAAATGTTTTGATGAAGACAGAAAGGAATCTTGATCCTTCGCTTCATTTAACAAAGCTTTTAATACTTCATTATTCATTTAACGCCCCTTCTAAAGTTCTTAAGTTACCAGCTTGTACCTGTTGCTCTACTTGTTCAGTAGGCATAACTTGTGCAGGAGTTTCACTCCTTAAAAACTCATGCACATTATTCGCTCCAAGCATTCTTGCAATATGCATAAACATTCTGCTAAGGTCAAATGACTGAGTTAACTCTGGATTATTTATCAACAGAGAATATAAGTCTATCCAATCTTTAGCTGTACCATTCTTAAACATAGTATAATTATCATTAACTGCAATATCAAATTCTATTTGCAAGTTATCTCTACTTGCAGTCAAAAAGTCAGAATCTACTTGATATTCTTTCCGTAAAACTTCTCCCCAATGTCCTACTAACCCAAGTTTAACCTCTTCATTCAAAAACTGTTGTATATTATAAGCCATAATAACACCAAGCTCTCTCATAACTTGAGTATCAAACACAATAACATCTTTCTGTATCTTACTCATTGCTGATTGATATGCATTTGAAGCCTCAGTTGAAGATACACGCTCTCCTCTTCTATCAATAATACCCTGAATAGTATCAGAAGCACCTATAGAATTTTTCATTATACTTTCTATAATAGAAGAGTCTCTCATATGATTCTGAGTAACATCTACAACTTGAAGCTGTTTAATAGCTTTATCAACTCCCATACCCCATGCACCTTGACGCATACGAATTAACTTTCCTGGGTTAGGTTTCATAAGGTCAAGCATATTAATCATCTTCGGGTCTACAACAAGCATATCGTTAAGAGCTTTCTTCACATTCGCAATATGACTATTAAACAACCAATCTTGAGTATCCTGGAGAGGAAATATCATCTCAAGTCTACTTGTAGGAGTAATACTATATCCATCAAAATCAGGAGCTCCAATAAGAATTGGCTTAAGTCCATGGTCATAGTCTAAAGGCTCAGCCCTAACTATAATTTGGTCACCAGCTACAGTAAAAAGCCAAGTCTCTACTTCGTCGGATCTACTAATCCCGAATTCGCTTGGAATTAAATCTATCACAAAATGAAGTAAGTCAATAGTATGAAAATACTCACTCTCTGTTAGATTTGTTGCAAACTTACTATCACTATTCATATCATAGTAGAACTGACTTTTCCCGTCTACACTTTTAAGATACCTTACATTGAAATAGTCTTCAGCTTCTGAATTTATTTCTTCTTTGAGTAGTGCAGGGTAATTGGTACGCTCAAGATAAGCGAAGAACTCTGCATCTTGAATATTATGTATAGATACATTAGGGTCAGGAAAGAAAGTATAAGGATTAACATTAAAAACTCTCGTCCCTTCATAAAGTAACTCCTGTGTTTCCTCAACTTCTTCTACATCTATACTTGTAAAAAGACCTTTCTTTTTTCTAGAAACTCTTTTCCTTACAGTTTTATATTTTTCTTCCCATGCAGGAATAAGAATACCTATACCATAGCTATATGCATCTCTAAAGAAAGTATGCAAAGCCAGAGGAAGTTTGAAGTAATTAGATTGTTTATGTACAAGCATTTCAAGTAGAACAGCATTAAGTTTATCCTTCTTATCTCCAACACCCTGGTAGCTTATAATAGGATCTTTAATAAAGAAGGACATCATATAAGAAAGAAGAGTCTGCAAGTTAGCATAGCTCGCTGGGACGATAAGCGGGCTTGATAAATTAGACTTTTTAATGATGTCCTTCTCTGACTCAGGAATATACACAGTTAAAGAATTCTGGACAGCATTCCATACTGGATACTTATTAGACATAACAGCATGAGAAGCAGTTACACGGGCAAGAATTTCTCGTAATAAATTCTTATGCTGGTCCGAATCAGGGTGCAGCTTAAGCCCGTATGGATATTTATAGTGATAGTCTTCGTGTATCATAACACTCCTTTATGGCATTACCATCCAAGATTTATCTAACTCTTCATCCTCATTCATATAGAGTTCATCCTCTTCTCTGAAGTTAGCATCATATTCATTAAGTTGTACATCAGTGTCAGACATTGTCTGAAAATATACAAAATAGTTGTCAAGTACTTGTACAACATAAGATACAATATCAGCAACATCAACCAATTTACCACGAGGATAACTTAATAGCTGATCCTCAAGAGCTTGACAATGTCCTTCGTTATGATAAATGTAGCCTGCTCGATAAAGAGGTATAAGCCCAGCAATTTTCTGTATCTTACCAGCACCTTTTTCTTTACCTCTACGAGGTTTTAAGTCCATAAATTCTATATTTATCCTATTCTGTATAAGCATATTCTTAATTGGATACTCTATAAATTCATGCAATCCTTGTGTCTCAACTCCAAGAAGAATAGCTTTATATTCTTTAATCATGCGAAGTAAAATGTCATACTGGTCATTAGGATGCAGGAAATCATTAATAATTTCTCTAATATAAATTTTACGTCTACCAGTATTTATGCCTATCGCAACAATAGCTGTTTCTGCACTTGAAGGATTTGTTGTCTTTGCAGGGTCGTGTAAGATAACAGTTCTAATCTCTCCATTTAGCTCTTCATTAATAAAAGAAGGATCCCCCTCACTATAGTACTTAAAATGATTCCGGCTAAAAGACCTGTTCTTAGTGGATACTGGAATCCCCATACGTTCCTGATAGAAAACATCAAGCAAAGCTGGACGCTGTTTAGCTTCTTCAAGTTCTGCCTGGATATCAGCATCTGACATAAAGTCAGGCGCATAGCTGTGAAAGTTTTCATCACAGATTGCTAAATCTACAGATTTCCACTCTGGATTATCCAGGAGTTCCTGAAGTAAAGAATCAGCATGTTTCAAGGTATCAATATAAACTATCTGCCAATTTTTAGATACACCTGAAAGAGGAACACACTTTACAACATCAGCAAAAAACCATTCTTTAAGCTTAGCCCGATGTTCCTCATTTAGAACTTCAGACTTATCTTCCAAATCATCCACAATGATTAAGTCAGGTCTGTAAGAATAACCTCCATAATCAAAAAGGAGACCACGAACGGGTTGCTGAGCCCCACGTGGGAAAACCATCGAACCATAAGAAGTTATCCAACTCTTTTTAGTAAATGTATCAGAATAGACATTTGAAACTTGCTTAGCCTTAATAGACCCAAATAGCTTATTAGCAATCTTATTCTGAAGCATTGCATTCTTTATGTTCTCAGTCTGCTGAACAGAAAAGTCAAATGTCTTTCCAAGGTATACAAGATAACGAGTCTCTCTAAATCGAAGTCTCTTATCAGCTAAAGTCTTAGCAATAGTTGATTTTCCAATACCACGAGGAGCCTTAATAACAATCTTTTGGTACTTAGGTGTACCATCAGCATTCTTTGCATCAATAACGTCGAATATCTGCTTATGCAAAGAACTGAAAGGTAAAGAAAATCTATTAGGATAAAGAATCTTTCCATACAAATCTGTATGAACATACAACTTAGCAAGAAGTTGCTGTAACTCCTCACTAGTCATATTTTCAAAAAGATTCTTTTCCATAATAGCTTTTTCCTTCTAAGAGACTTATGTTCATTTATTGAACAGAAGCATCTTTCTTTTCTACCTCTTTAAGAATCATATCATAAAGCTCATTGTCCCACTTTGTCTTTGTAGAGTCTACAAGAGCCTTTAAAGCTGACAAGAAGACGAACTTTATGACAGCAGTAGAAAGAACTGCATTAAAAAACTTAAACAGCCATACCCTGAATCCAGGAATATAGAAACCTCCAATAATAGCTATAACAGTACCAACTACTGGAGTTCCCCACCACTCTTGAAAAAAGTTGATTATTTCAGTAAACATCATTGCGCTCCTTTCGATAGTCTGTTTGGACATCTATCAAAAAATTTCGGGTCAGTTAGATATTTATTTATACCTTTAACATCAGCGGCTATCTCATGCAACATATCCTTATAATGCTTAAGGTTTGCCATATCAACATCTGTTGACCTCTCGAGAGCTGTTAATCTCTTATGATGGTCGTTAAGAATTTGAGTATGCTCACGCTCTATAGACTTTATAAGACCAATAAGCCAAGCAAGAGCGAGTATAAAGAACCCTTGTAAGATGCCAAATATCAGTTGGAAAATCCATACATTATTCATAGATACCTCAATAATATGTCCAAATCACTTGCTTATCTTTAGTTGTATCATCATCAACATGAATGAAGTCTTCTCCTATACCGATTCTATGAAACCCAACAGCAAGAAGAGCTTTAAGTATAAAGTAACGTTGTCTGGAACCTGAACAAAGTATATCAGCAGCTAAGCCTTTTGTATGCGCTGAGGTAGGAACACCACCTATCTCTTCATTGTGTTTTGAACAGCGATAGCCTGAACTAATAATGAATGGTGTATCAGCTAAGTCTCTTGCTTGATTTAGCTTTCTAAGGAAGTTAATATCAACGCCGTTTTGTCCACATCCACACTTACACTCGAATTCATCAATAGTTACTTTCCACTTATCCATATTCATCTTTTCTTTCTCCTAGTTGTAGAGGTTGAATGTTTCTTAGCTCGATAAGCCCGGTAAGCTCGCTCAGCAGAAGCCTTAGTCTTGTACATAGCCTTCCCTGAACCTATTCTATACTTACCATTTGATGCTTTACGAACTGGCATAGCTTAATTCCCATCTTTAGGACTGTCTGGTGTAACGATAATCCGCCGTCCTGTAGGAATTTTCTTCTCCATGCTAAGTTTCAAAAACTCTGAACGAGACATGTAGATTGCCCGCATACAGTCTTTCCCTCTGCGGGTAAAGGTAACGCCGTTATAAGTACGAAGTTTTAAGGGCGTTGGAGGACTTGGGATTGTAACAGGTTTATCTGTTAAATCATCGAAAGAACCTGAGAATAAAGCTTCATCGAGTCTTGCACGAAGTTCAGTAGCAGTGACTTCATCACCTGTACCTTCGGCGAGTTTAGTATCTCCATTCCGAGTGTGTGAAGCATCAACAGCACTTTTAATATCAGCTACTGCGACCTCGTTCGCGCCACCTTCATCTAATAGTTGGTCAGTATCCTGAATGTGGAAATCTGGTCCGCCTATAAGAACATTCCCAGTTGGACTATAACCGTAGATATTCCCTGTTAGTTGGTCTACATAAATATAGCCAAGTTCCAAGGTATCTGCTGAAGCCCCTTCACCGTATAAAATGCGATTAGCACCGCCTGCACTATTAATTTTCATAATTATCGCTCCCTGAACTCAGGATAGAAATGCACTGTTACGTTAACACCTGCGGTAGCATTAGTATAACGAAACTCTGCAATCTGAGCTGCACTTGTTAATTTAATAGAATTATCTTCTTTAAGTATAGCTCCAACTGGAGTAGCAATATCAGGGTCAACACCAAAAGCAAAGCGGATATCACCGCCCTCAACAACTACAGTAACTTTTTGTGCTGTCTTAGAAATAGGGTCTTGAGGCTCAGGAACTGAACCATCAATATACTTAACGTTATTAGGTACACTCATAACAGAATCGTCTGTTGAGACAACAGTATGAGTCACGCCTGGAGTACCCTCCATAATGAAAACACTTTGTGCCATCTTTACCTCCTACCTACCTAACCACTCTTGTGGTTGATAGCACATTTTAACTTAGTTAGTCAGATTGAGAAACTTCTTTATATTCAACAGGCTCAGCTTCCTTAGCTTCTACGAACAGACCATTCTGTCGAGCTTGCTCTTTTATCCTTTCTATATCTTTCTCGTCTAAGTATGAACCACCAGAACGAGACTTAGGAGCAAGCCCTGCTCGGTCTAAGTTATCCATAGCAATACGAGCACGAACAGCCTCAGGTGTTTCTTCTGAGGTCATTAAAGCTTCGAGTGTATCAAGAGCATGAGGTGCTATTTGTTCAATACGCTTTTGAATATCTTTAACAGACTCAGAGCGTTGAAAACCTAACTCTTGAAGAAGCCGCTGTCCAACTTCACTATACTTAGTGTAAACTACCATCGCCGGTGAACACCCAAGTTCCTTAGCTATTTGTGTATTAGTTAGACCCATAGTAACAAGGCGTATAATTTCTTTATGACGCTCGTGTAGGGATTCAATCTCATACGACCTTTCAGCATTGGCAGTTCGCATTCTGTAAGTGACTCCTTTACCTGTTCTATACAAATATAAGGGTTCAGGCAAGAAAAATCAATAGATAAAAAGACACAAAGAAGGAGCTACCGCCGGCGTAGAGCTTTGTTCAATAAATGAACAGAAGGGTATAAATGAACAGAAGGATATGAAGGAAGAGAAGACTATAAATGAGCGGAAGGTATGAATGGATAGAAGGGTATAAATGGTGGTGGAATGTCACATTTATAAAACTTTATAGAGTTTGTGGAGCGTGTAGTAACCTTAGCCTCCGAGGCGAAGTCCCCCAAGGCTCGCTCCTTTATGGTACGCGTACATATAATATTCTGCACATAGATAAAAAGTATCGTTGATAAAAAGTGTTTATATATGAATAGGCTTGCCTTACATAAAGCTATTTAAATATATAAGGTACATATATCGATAAACTATAGTGGATGGATAGGATATATAAAAGAATAGCTATAGATAATGGATTGCTATATAATGTACACGCGTGTGCGTATCCTTATTAAACTATTTGAATATATTGGCTTTCATTTATATATAGCTTCAACTGTATGTGACGTACGTCACATCATTAAAAAAACTATTGAAACTGACATTGAAGCACTGTAACATTGGATAGATTCGTAAGCTGCTATTTGAAAAGTGGGTGACTGAGATGAAGGAGGATAACTCAATGAGTACAATTAAAAGAGAAGTCAATCTGATTAATGAGAAACTGGAGAGTAACGAGAATTATTATATCAGGCAGGTCACTGTTAAAGATACTCGTTACACATACGGGGTTGAAATTCCCGAGGAAATTATGAAACTTGAGACTAAGTTTCGTAACTACACTATTAAAGCTATACTCCTGGATTTAGGGAATAAACTGCGGACGACCGCAGGACAGCATCCGGCTGACCAGGATAAAGTATTCAAAGAGGTTTTGGTATCGTTTGAGCCTTACACAATATCACTAAAACGTGATATAAGAGAAACTACAAGCAAAACCTCTAAGATTGAAACTGCCGAGGACTTATTGAAGGTAATGGATAAGTTAAGTGCAGAGGAAAAAAGTAAACTTTTAAACATGTTAAGCAACAAATAAATAAACAAATAATTATCAGTCACCCTACGTAAAGAAAAACCTACCAAACGGTAGGTTTTTTCTTTATATAAACTTTTCATATTCTACACTTTCATTCATACGAAGGTGTGGAACAAACTCAGGTTTTTTGGCAAAGTAACTTATTAACTGAGGAGGTTACATGAAAGTATATATTGTACTTATTGACTCTAAGCTAAGTGGAACATACATTTGTCAAGTGTATGATTCACTTGAACGAGCAGAGGAACATGCTCAGCGTCTGTTAACTGTACGGGCTGAGTGGCTTGCCACTGTAACAGATGTTAAGGTGGTCGAACAAGAAGTCCTCCACTGATAAAGAGCCCACTCTTTAATTGAGGGTGAGTTCTCTAATAGGTTATTTGAAAAACAGGGTTTCTTAAACATTATATGCTTCTGTTCAATTATTGAGCAGAAGGCTCTTTGCTTGCAGGTATGGTATAAATTGTGAGTTTGCCTGCAGGCAGGGAGGTCTGTCTGCAGACACCCCCCCCCCCCCTCCAAAATCAATAAAATTGACAAAAGGCTT